TATATGGGAACTTGTGTTCCATCTACATCGTATGCGGTTAAAGTTTTTACACCTCCTGAAGTCCTAGTAAGAACCATTGTGTACTCTTCATTCCTGTCTCTACGAATAGTATGAACAAACGTATCATCTACTAAAGTACTCGTAATCTTTTGTTTGTGTTCTGTTCCTGGACGTTTCTCCAAACCTCTCGCAATGGTACTATAACCATTCACTTGCTTTTCACTTTGCGAGGATAATCTAATCTCAGGAGGTTGCTGAGAAATCCCATTTATCATATTGGGAATAGAAGAAGAAACTAAAGGCATTAGGAGTATAGAATTCTTTGAGATTTAAGTAGGGAAGATGATGCGTTGCTACGATCTAAAGCACGGAAGGTATCATAATTATCAAATACATTGAAATCAGCTAGTTGAGACTCAGATTCTCTTAATGCAAATAAAGCTAATTGCTCATCTTTAAATTGTAGTTGAGTCATTTCACCTGAACCAAGTATATTTTCTTGGAACTTTCTACCTGCTCTGAGTGTTATGTAACGTCTAGCAACTTCTGGAAGCTCTTCAAATTCAAGAAGAACGATCATGTCCACTTCTACTGAGCCTGTAAACTCGTAAGTGTTCTTAGTGCGGTCATAAAGCTTCTGATTCCTCATGACAATATCACTATCGTAATTTCTTGTTAAAGATGTGGTATCTATGTGGATGCAGTTAGAAGGAACATTAATATGATTGTCTGCGTTCAGACTTAGTGTGTATCGTATATCAGTATTAAATGCCCATCCTGCGGATTGAACTTCTCTGGAAATTGTATCAAGTGTAATAGCCGCTATTTCAGCTTCCTGAAGTCCAGAGTTCATTGTGTTTACTGGAGCTTCTCCAACGCCAAAAAGCATTGAATTAATAGCATCTAGTTTGGAAGTTAGTGATACAGCCATTTTGATTTTTTGGAAGGATTATAAGAAGGGTGTAGAGGAGGATGGAGAACTACTATTTCCTCCTCTACGAAAATGGGGTACGGCAAGAGGATTAACCATACCCCACAAAAGGTTATTATGAAACAGGTGCAACAAGTGCTACTGCCATTGCTGGACGTAGTATGTTGTGACCCATTGCATATTTGGAAACGATTAATGTTCCCTGACGGTTGACCATATAATCAGTCTCTACCGCAAGGTCTAATAGTTTCACAGTTGCTACTGCATCTCTGTTCATGACAAGCGCACGAACTTTCTCACCTTCACCACCATAAGCGGCTGCAGCAGGAAGATCGTAAACAGTTGTCCTAGCAGATTCTGGAGAGGCTAATGGCCTATCTGCAGTAGGTACTATACCAGCACGAGAACCGCCACTACCAGACATAGTCCAGAGATTAGTAGCCCAACCAGCAGTACCACCAGTTCCAATATGAGGAGTTCTAACTACTGGAATACCTGCAATAGTTGGAAGATTCACATCTTTAACTGAACCTCCTCCACCTACATCTGAATTAAACATATGTAGATTTGTGGTATCTTCACCATTGGTTTTAGCTTTAAACATGTGATAGTAAATATCTGTTGCACAGACAACTACCAAATCATCTAAAGGTGCGCCAGCCATTTCTAGAATACGCTTAGCTTCAATAACTCCTTCCATAAATTTACTGGATTTACAAGAGTCAGCAAGACTTGCGTATGTCACGTTAGCTGTATAATCCTCATCATCCCAAGCGACATCTCCTTGAACAAGAGCTGCTGATGCAGCCTTAGAAGTTGTCAATGCAGCTTTAACAGCCATTCTGAGAATGTTCTTATCAGCAGCATAAGCTAATCCATAAGCAGCTTCCTGCGTATAAACTGAGCGTATATCATACTGAGACATCGCTTCATCAATATTAGGGATGAATTGATTTACAATCAAGAGATCGTCAATAGTGACAATTCTCTCAGTTTGTGCCGCAGTAACTGCAGGAACAATTTCAGTTCCTGGACTATGATAAGCTGCGGTACGATGCTTACCTGTCATGATAAACTGTGCCGATTTACCCTTCTTAATATTTCGGGTTCTCGTATAGTTCATCATTATATTTTTGGTCTGGAAGGCGGTCATAACTTCGCCAGCATAGAGCTTTAGATATAGACTCCTAGCATCACCTGTCTCGTTTACCTGACCTGACCTGTGACCTTGATAAGTTGTTGCCATATTTGAATTTAATTGAGATTAAAATTAGCTAGTTTTACCTAGCACGAGTTTAGTTACGGTTATAACTACATCGTTCCTCAATTAAAGTTATCCTCCTCAGAGGGCAATAATTTTCTCGTCTGTGTTCTTCCGTATTACATAAGGTTTGAAGCTTCCAGTTTCCTAGTTACTTCATCCCTAAAAGCAGGATCAGTAAGGTATTTAGGATCTCTCATAGCTTCAGACATTTGTATTAATGAACTGAATGCTCCTGAGCTTGATCCACCTGTTGATCCTTGCAATAAGTTTGGCGAACTTCCGTTTGCCATTTGGTATTGAGCGTTAAGAGACTTAATAGCAAATAAGCTATCGTTTTTATTGGTACTCTCTAACGCTCTGTTGAATGAATCTATTTCTTCTTGAGGTAAGTTATCTCCTGCCCATGTTACAAGCTCCTTATACTTCTCCTGACCTCCTACAGAGTTATATGCTGTCTCTGTAAGTTTATCTGAAATAGCTTCTTGACCTTGTATCCATGAGTTTACCATCTCAGTAGACATACCTTTGCTACCAAGTTCTGTATATGACTCTGGAGATAATTCTCCTTTTTCTAAATACTCATTAGCATATTTATTATAATCTAAACCTGCTTCTGCTAAGGTTTTATGGGCTTCATCTACTTGTGCCTGTTGTTGAGTAGAAATTGGAGTCTGCGGAGGTGGTGTAACCTCATCGTTGTTCGCCACAGACTCCGAATTGGATGACATTTTATTCTCTAACTCTCTGTAAGCTTTCGCCATATCTTCTGGACTATTAAACTTATCAGGTAGCCAACTCGGATTTCCGTCTTCTCTTTCTACTGCACCAGCTTCTTCTGCAAGCTGAATCATTGCTTGTTCATGCTCTTTAGTACCTTCAGGAGGTGGTGGAGCATCTTCATGAGTACTTACTTGTTGGAATTCTGCCATATTTTTCTCCTCTTATATAAGATTAGTTATTCATTTCAGGTGGTGGTTGTTGTTGAGCCATACCTTCACCCATTCCTTTCATCATTTCTGGAGTAGCTTTTTCAGCTATACGTCCCATCAACTGCTGATTCTGCATTGCTTGCTGTTGTTGCATTGCTGCCTGTTGTTCCACTTGTTTTTGTTCTTCAGACTTTATGAGTCCTTCTGTATCAATTCCAAGTGATCCTGCAAGCCTATTAATGTAATCAGAAATATTCAACTCTGCCATTGCTTGTTCACCAAGTGGTGCTAAGCTTTGTAAGAACTGTCCAAGTTTATTGAGGTCTTCTCCTCTACCAAGAGCTTCAACTCCTGTAACAATAAGAGGTTTAAGAGCATCTCCTGGAAGCTTAGGAATCTTCTTTTCTTTTCCCATTCTGTGCATTAAGATCTCCACAAGTGGAAGCTGAAACTCCTGAGATAGAATTGCGTATACTCCTCCAAGAGCAATCTCAAGTTCCTGTCTTGCTACTCTGATCTCTTCTGCAGTTACTCTCTCTGCATCCCTTCGGATAGAGCTATTCATCAGGAACACTCTAGAGAGTCTTGTCTGAAGCATCTGTATAGTTTGCTGAGCTATATTAAAGTCCTGAGACTTCCCAAGTTGAAGAGAAGATACATCATTATCATCTCCTGTAACTATTGCTCCATTCGGAGACTCTGCAAGTGTCTTAACTCTTGTAGTACCATTAGGTCTTACAAGGAATAATACCTTTGCTGCTGCTGCAGATCCTTCTACAATAGACTGAGTAAGAGACTCCAGAGACTTTAGATCTCCTAAGTATTCTTCTACATATCCTCGTCCATAATCCTCACCATCCATGTGAGTAAAGCGTAATGCAATGAAAGGATTCTTATCTTTAGTGAAGCTTCCTTCTGATCCTGGAACTATCTCACCTTCTAACTCTTGGTGAATCTTCCAGTTTTTTCCTGACCATTTAATACAAGTATAAAGGTCTAGATCTTTTGTAGGACTTTCGGATTCTGGATCAGCTATTATTTCTCTTGCACGTTCAGGAAGAGACAATGGAGAAAGGGATTCTTTTGTGATGATCTCTAGAGGATTACCCATAGAATCACGCTTAACAACATACCTATCTAATCTAAATACTCTTATCTGTCCTTCTGGTGGAAGATAAATAAGTACGTTTCCAGCTACTATAAGTTGTTTTAAGGCTTCTGAGATAGGTACTCGTAGACCTCTTACTTCGATTTCCTGCATAACCATGCGTTCAATCTTTGCAAGACCTTCTTCTGCTTCTGATCTTTTATCTGCAAGAAGAGCTTCTAGTTCTGAGTTGTCTACAACTAAACGAAAGAAGGGTGCATTAGGTGGAAGCAAAGAAAGTAAAAGCTTAGAACTTAAATTGTTTACTCCTTCTGCTCCTATGGATTGAAAGGGTGTTATTATTTCTTTACTAGCTCTATGATCCTGATCTGGTAGAAGACTAGGAATAGTATATAAAGAAGCTTCTCTACCTCTTTGGAGATAGTGTTCTCTTTCACCTTTGTATCTATCATATTTACTTTTGATTGCACCTTCTTCTTGATTATAAGCATCTGGAGTGATTACTGTCTTTGTTGTTTTTTTATTGGATGAATATTCCATTGCTTATCCTATCCTCAATGATTGCCTAGCTCGTCCCTTGCTTTTATTTACTCTTAACTTTGCTATGTTCCTATTCTTTAAACGTCCTTTACGACTTTTCATCTTTTCAAGTTCTACTTTTGGTCCACCTCCTTTAGGTTTAAAAGGACCAGTAATTAAATCTAATCCATCAGCAATACTTGTATTTATGCCTCCCATTGCATCCCATACTGTCTCGTTTACAGGCTCCATGATGTCATCTAAACCACCACCTACGCCTGTAAGTATATCAAGTGTGCTTCCTCCTATACCTGTTCCTTCAGTTATATCACCTAATCCTCCAGTAACTATACCTAATGCATCATTTAGATTATCTCCAGCAACTTGTCCTCCTGTTTGCATTCCTTCTAGGATTGGGTCAGATACTACTCCAACAACATCTTGAAGAGCATCTCCAGTATTTCCTAATACTGTTGTAGCAGTTCCTAGTGGATCAGTAACAACATTCGTAACTTGAGATCCTAAATCTTCAATCACCATACCCCATTTGTCATATTTTATGGAGGGATCGTACATGGGTAGTACTGTTTCTGGCGGAGGAGCAATTGGATTATTTTGTGCTAACTCAGAAGCTGCGTCAGCACCACCACTTAAAGTGTCAGTAACAACTTCTGTAAGTGCACCTACACCGTCTTCTATATTTGCAACAGCAGTATCTCCTAAATTTGCTCCGGTTTCTACCAAAGTAGTTAAACCAGTATCATCTGCTATTTTTGTAGCACCTGTAGCAAGATCTCCTAGTGTTCCTCCTCCACCACCTCCTCCAGGGCCACAGAGAGTTACTTCTCCATCATATTCAAAAGACTTAGAATCTGTTTTTACCAGTTGACCATCTAGCCACTTATAATTTACTTCTGTATATATTTTCATTTTAATTTAAGGGGAAATAGAATTGGTAACGAGTAAAAACATTTGTCCAATCTTTTGTTTGTTTTGCGAGTTCTGCAAAGTAATCAAGGTCTGAATAACAGAACATACCTACACATTTATTATCTTTTGCAAACTTTGAGATAACTTTGTAAGCTTCAAAATATCTTTCCGAAAGAGTTTCTTTATCTATATCTTTTGTACGAGTGGATGTACAAAGTACTAAAGTTTTCCTTCCTGTAAACTCACAACTTTGTAACTGAGTGAGTACAGTATAATCTCCTTTTCCTTCTGACCAAAGATGCATAATTTGGTTAAAAGGATTTATAAGACGTTCAAAAATACCTTTATATATATCCTGTCTACCACCTAATATAGCTAATCCTCCCTCTGTGCCTGTCATAGCTGTTTCAATATGAGGACGGTATGTTTCCCAATTTTCTTTTATGTCTCTTTGTGAAAGAAGCTTTAACATTTATCCTCTTTAAATAAATTTATTATGATGGTTTTCTAATTCTTAAATTCATTCTTTTTTTACGAGATTTATTAGCCACAAAACGAGGGTCTTGAGTGGTTAAACCTTGTCCAGCCAATGCCTCCATTTTTTCTGGTTCAACATTTCGA